CCAGGGACCGCCATTACGTTATCTCCTACCTAATTTTATCACTTCTCACGTCCTAACCCACCATCGGGTCCTCATCAAGTCATCCACCCAGCATCCATTAGATTCCGAAGATTGGATTGTGAGGCTTGTGTTCGCGGCCCCGCCATGCGTCGTCCCGCCGTAGGACCTTGTGGAACAGAGGCTAGGGAACCCGGCATCGCTCCACCCATCATGCCTCCACCCATCATACCCTCATCCATCATGCCTCCACCCATCATTCCTTCACCCATACCCGCCATCGCTCCCATACCCGGCATCGCTCCCATACCCGGCATCGTTCCCATATCCGGCATCGTTCCACCCATCATACCCTCATTCATCATACCCTCATTCATCATCCCGCCATTCGGCATTGCTCCCATGCCCATCATGCCAGAACCCTCCCACGCGGGGCCAGGGGCCAACGGCTGGCTGAGACTAGGCTGGTAGCCGGGACCACCGGATCTGTATCCACCACCCTCACCCAACATCGCACCCGCAGGAACGCGACTGCCACCCCCTGCTGGCAGACTAAGACCTTGTGGATTGAATTGTGCCTGGGGTTGATAAGTCAACTTTCTCCTACGAACTTGTGGAGCAGGTGCCGATGGTTGCCCCGCCATCATCCCACCATTCATGCCTCCATTCATGCCTCCATTCATGCCTCCATTCATCATCCCTTCATCCATACCTGCCATCATCCCTTCATCCATACCTGCCATCATCCCTTCATCCATACCCGCCATCATCCCACCATTCATCCCTTCATCCATACCACCGGGGAAGTCTTGCGGGAAGCCTTGACCGCCACCCAAGGTCGCCGCTGGGCCAGCACTGTTCTGCATCAAACCAGCAAGAGCAGGTGAAGTGCTTTGGTCGGGCCTACGTCCAGCAGCCTCAACCGCCTCACGCGCCTCGCGTTCCCTTCCCCTCTGCGCATACGCCGCTGCCGCACCACCAGCACCAGGAGTTGACATACCACTGTATTGCGGTGTTCTGTCACTCAATCCCATATTGGCCCGCATGAGTCTGTCGTTAAAAGACTCAGAGGGATCTCGCAAATACCCCGATCTTGTATTTCCCGTTGGTCGTGCTGGATTATTAGGTCCTCTTGGACTAGCCATAATAAACTCCCTGGGCTCTATTCACGAGCCCGTTAAGACTTGGATAATTGTTTTTAACGACAGGACCAGCAGGCCGCTCGGCCCCGGTCGGGGTGGTAACAGGCCGAAGTGTTGCCGCCTGATTCAACGGAGCAGGAACCCCGGTCTCTTCACCGGAACCTAACCCCACATTTGCTCTTGGAGGAGACTGTACAAAAGGTCCTGGGACTCTCTCGGCACCTATTCCCCTTCCCATGAAACGCTGTACTCCAAAACTCCCCGGTAGCGTCCGAGAAGCCAATTGCTTCAGAGCACTAGATCCAGATGCTCCAGCAGCACCCGGAGCAGCTCCCATATCCATACCGCCACCGTAGTTGAGGTACTCACCAGCACCACCAGTGGTAGCAGTCGTGTCGCCTAGCCACTCCGTATTCGGATCGAAACCCTCCGATGTGGCAAGCGTATTAAACCAGTAAGGTGTAGTCATCGTTCTATAGCCCTACCCAATTGGAGCCATTGAAAACCTGGACCTCGTTCGTGTCGGTCGTGTAGATGACACGACCGACATCAGAACCCTCCGGGCGAGTATCGGGAGTTTGTGTAAACTTCTCCAGCACAATCTTAGGACTCGTGACAAACTGCGCAAGCCTTCTCTCTCGCACAGAGCCTCTGGGTATCCTCGGAGGATTTACCATTGTCGTGTCCTTGGTCCATCGAAACTATCCACCTCAATCCCCAGAAACTCCATGGAGAACTTCTGGCCGGAGGTGTTGTTCCTGACCCTTATGAAAATGTCATGCCCAATAACCCGAGCCCGATCACTCCGGTTACGACCAGCAGCAAACGTACCGTTGGCCTTACTCGAACCAGCCTTGGCCGCTTCAGCCGTCTCTGCCGCATACAAGTCCCAGGTAACAGGATTGCTCCCGGTTCCCACAGAACCCTTCATTTCAGTCAACATCAACTTGGGGCGATTCTGTAGTTGAATCGGTCCAAGATACGCATAAGCATCAATTGCTGTCGCATCGTCATTTGAAGCCGGAGTATCGTGATCAAACTTGCGGATGTAACCATCCTGACCGCCAACCAGTATAGCTCGATCTGCTACTGCATCGCCATCAAAGACATGCACACATGTGGGGTTGTGATCATTAGTGGCAAACTTGTCCAGCCACCAACTGTTGTTCCTCGTGTCGTAGAAGTAATGAGTACTGGCACCACCACCGAGATCCGTGACAAACACGTTGACACCCTTCTCTCGATCGTTCCATGCCATCCTGACCAAGCTAGTATCCAAGTTAACATCAGCCAGACGTTCTTCTATCGACCCCTGTGTGACGCTCTGAGGCTTACTCCCCGGAACCAGACGATAGACGCCACCCCGGCTACCAAAGAAGTAGGCACTGCCATCTGGAGCAATACACCATGCTCGACCCCAGGCACCACCGATTGACGTACTAATAGCATCAATACGACCACTCTCCGCCGGATCCCCAGTCATCTGGTAGATACTGTGATCCCCGAGAAATACCAAGATGTCGTCAGAGAACGGTATCATTCCGTTGATAATATCGGGGTTCTTACCAGCTTCCTGCTGATTACCGGCAACCGCCTGAGTGGCGTTTGCCGTACTAGGAGAGTAGTCCCAGTCGTTAGCATCCCGCATTTCACTCATGAACCAGTTATGCTCGTCCCCCTTCAGACCACTCATCACGATACGACCACGCCAAGTCTCGATTAACCGTGGCCGATCACTACCACTAGCAGGCAGTGTTCCTGGTGATGCCGACCAAGTTGCAACCGTATTTGTGGAAGCAGTCCACTTCTTCTCGTTGGCCCCATCGGCAAAGTAGACCACCCCATCCAACTGGGTACTAAAGACAACCGGGGCAGTGGTGCTCAAAGCACCACTGCCGTTGGTGGCCGTCGTAAACGCACTGGAGGTGAATTTGGCAACAGTCCCATTCGTCACGGTATAGTTGATAATCGTTCGTTGCGTCAGAGCCGTCTGCCCAGTCGCCACGGCCCTGGCCACCACATGACCCATCTCTTGGATCTGTCCATCAGCAGTACGAGCATCGACATACTTGGCAAGTCCAGCTCGCTGCGCACCCCGACTGCGGCCCGTAGCAGGATCAAATGCCCGAACATTCTGTAAGTCTACGCTCGACCCACGAGGCTGGTTCTCATACGCAACTGCATCAACTAAACCATTAACGGGCCAAGGCATATCGAACCTTGTCTTCCGCCTTGGCATTAGGAGAGCGTTGCTCCATGATTTGCGAGAATTGCCCACACGACGTTGGAACCCTTATCGACACTGATCAGCGTCAGCACATCACCGGCATCCGCCATAGTAGCGGTCGTTTCAGTACCACTACCAGAGTTGAGGATCTCCCCACCGGCACCAGTGATAGCCAGATCGCCGCCATCAGTCTTCAGACAGACAGTAATGATGATCCCAGTACGTTGGGGGCTACCAATTTTGCGAGTTTCCGAAGCGGCTGTAACGACTGAGCAGACACCCAGAGACCGATCCAAATTGATCGTTCCGGCATTGCCTGGATCAAGCAATTCTAATTCCGTACTTTTGGCAATGTCTTGTAAAACATTATGCGACATCGAGTTCTCCCTAAGATTGAAGTGAAAGTTTACATGTACCGGCGGCATCCCCAACTGCTTTCAGGAAACGAGCACCGACAAGGTTCGTAGGCATGGGTACCGACCGGGAGGCCGCTACCGTTGAGGTAATGTTGCCACTGCCTGTATGACAAACATCGTATGTCCCATCAAGGTCCTCTGACGAATACCAAGTAATTGTTCCGACACTAGTGCTACTAGGCATGTAAATATACCCATAGCGAAAACCACGGAAATCAATTGCCGTAGCATCACCGATGTTACCAGAGCCGTTGCAAATCGTTACCGATTCAACTAAGTCATTCGCAAAACTTGTACTCATAATTCACCTTTAAGGATTCGTGTCATAGAAAACAGTGCCATCATAGTCCACGTCGGTTCCAAAGAACCTGCGGTACTCATTCTCCGCTGGCATGTTGCCATCAGATTTATCCGAGTTGTACCCCATCTTCTCCGGCGTAAACTGCTGACGATCATGAGAAATCGAAGCAGCCAATCGCTCGTGGAACTTCTGGCTATGGACACCAGCCTGATTCTCAAGTCGCTGCTCGGCTATCGCCAGGCAGCTCTCAAGGATTGTTTCTGCGTGAGGTTCTCCGCCCAAGGGATAAGGGTTGGAGGCCGATAGCTTGACTTGCAAAGCGTGGTATCGGTACGACAAGGTATAGGCCGCATCTGGTG